CTTTAGCTGCTCGCCGTACTCACAGTTCCCGCACTTCTTGGTTCCATCGCTTGGGCCATAGTTTGCGGTGAGAATAGCTTTCTGCTTGTTGCCCTTGTTGATGATCTCGTCTTCAGTAGCAAGCGGACACTCAGAATAATCACCATCTAAGAGAGCCTCGCCCTTCTTGCCCATTTCCTTACCTGGGCCGAGAAGACCGATCATAATTGTTGGGCCTTTCACTTCTTGCCCTTTTTGGCAGGCATCTTGCCCTTTTTAGGCATTTTTCCGTACATGGTTATCTCCAGTGACAATTACCCACCCCGAGTTTAACCCTTTTTGTAAAACTCCGCAATAGCCTCCTGCGCCCTCCTCAGTTGTAGCTCGTAGCGCTCGGTGGAAATCTTCAGCCTCTGGGCTATGGAGTGGGGCCGATGGTACGGGTACTGGATGTAAGTAGCCTTCAGGATGCCCCTTTGTATGGTTGGAAGGGTTCTGACTATGTTTTCTACCTGTTCCCCCGCAATAAAATCTGGCTCGTACCTGGGTTCTTCCCCCTCCCAAACCTCGGTACTCTGATAATTACCCTCTGCGGAGGCGGCTTGAGTCTGTACGGGAGGGCCAACAGGCCCATACGCGCACCAGAAAGCCCAGTTTCTCAGGAGGTCTTCTGTTTGTCGGGAAACCATGCCGCCGCGAGTTCTGGTCTGTTTTGGGAAATCCAGGGATACGCCTCGTCTCTCAGATACCGCCAGTCTCTTCCTGTCGTAGCCCCGCCGACATGGTGGACATACGCACGACTAATGTAGTTCCTGAGACCCTTTTGCCGCATATCTATGCACTGCACATCGTCCGAATAGTTGTTTAGCGGAGGGAAGTCTATCCAGGCATCTCGGTGTATATACGCCGCATAAGGCGCGATTACGTCCACCTCACAGATAAAGTTTTCAGAGTCATGCTTGTTTTGGTTGTTCTTGTCGCCTTCGTGCCGGTAGCGAATGTTTTGCAAGCCCCTGGCAAAATCTGACCTACAAGCCACCCAGCCACGATTCTCCTCTGGAATTATGCTCAAGTCTTGCGTGAGGGTTTCCCAAAAAGTCGGGTTGAGAACCACATCATCGTTCAGAATCAGCAGGTCTTCGTGTTCCTGCATCGCAACATGGGCAGCAGCGTTATACGCATCCCCAAAGTTTTGGGCGGTATTAAGTAGGTTTATGGTTCTGTGCTTGGGTAGAACAATGTTGGAACCAGATAGGTAGACTGTCCAGAAGGTCGGCAGGTAGAAGGTTATGCTCGCGCAGAGAACCGGCAGGCACTTGCCTGAGGTAGTACAGATTACGACTGCGGACATTTTTCGTACTCCCCTACCCTGTGTCCTGCTTCAACCTTTAACAGTGGATTAGCCATAAGCGGCAGGTCACAGGTAAAAAACCGTAGCTTGTACTTCCACAACACATAAGAAAGGCTTATCTGGTCTTGCACCGACCATTTCTGATGCTCACCCCACCAGAAGGCGTTTAGATCGTCTCCCCAGTCCTTTGCTCTACAGATGACACCGGAGGCCCACAGACCCCAATCCGCAGGCATACCGCCCTTTTTATAGGCTTTGGCTTGGGCCATTATCGGTTCACCGTGATATTTCCGCATATCGTGAGACTCTTCTGCCTCGTCGTAGAGACAATTGCGCCAAGGATGCTTAAACATTGCCCAACGGTCTCTGGCCTGGTCAACCATGTATTCCGCAAAGAACCTGCTTGTAACCCGAATAGAGCCGTCTATCCAGATTGTGTGGTCGTAGCCAGGTGGAGGGTTTAGCTTGTAGAACCGCGACTCCATTCTGGGAGACTTCTGGCCTGTCGGTTCTGTAAATAACTTGAACTCGCAAGGAATAGACTGTTTGGGAAAGTCTTTTACGGGATCGTAATTCCCAAATATCGCGCTATAGACTAGGACGCGCATAGACGTATTCTTGCTTTGGGCCTTTTCCGGTGCGGTCTCGTTTCTCCCTGGTAAGTCTGCCGCGTTTACACATTGTATAAACCGCAATCTTTATGGTGCTTACTGGTAGCAGTAACGCCATTGAAATTTCATGCGCGGTTTTAGGTTCTATCAAAATTTCGGTAATTTTGTTATAAATCGTCATCGTTTCTCCAAAAAAAAGCCCCGTTCTTGGCGAGGCTTAACCCCTGTGGGGGGAGGGAGGAAACTAAGCATCGCCAGTATAGGTCGGATGGCAGCACGGCGCAAGATGCCCGTTAGGAGGCCACCACCCTTAAAAGCAGTATAACAGACTTATGAACAGTCAACAATCTTGTGTACCCAGCGGTTATTTTGCTTTCGCCAACCTATAACCCATATTTGCCAAGAGCATTTCCGAACTTCCGACAACAATTCTGCGCTTTCTATTTTCTTTACTCGGGTTGAGATGTTGCTGTAGCTGGTCGCCTGTACCGCCAGAACCCTCCCCGATCTTAGGGCTATCAGGTCTATGAACCCAAACAAGTCCTTCCGAATGTTCACGCCTGGTATCCACCGTTCCACTACTTCTACCGTCCAGCCCTCGTCCCGCAGAAACTTTAGTGTTAGTTGTGTTGGGCTTGCAGCCATGTCGCCTCTTAAAACAGGAGTTGCAAAATAGTTTGTTGGGTACAACCTTCATTTTTCCGCAACAGTCTGGGCATTTTTTGTATCTCACCTTACCTTTATCAGGTCGCGTTTCCACAGTTCCAGAATCGTCTTTTTCCAGGCATTTGTCCATAACTCTTCCCTCTCGTCTTTTGACATATCTTTGCCTTGATCTGTGTTTTGATGGCAGGACGCGCACAGAGCCGCCGTAAAGCAGTCGTGTGCCTTTAGCCCCATGCCCTTGCCCGACCATGCCCAGTTCGCGTGTGCGGCCTGTGTAGAGCCTTCTAGACCGCAGTGCTGGCATGGCAGGGAAGCCACCATTTTTAAGAGTTCTTTACTTCTGAACATCGGTATCAAACCATTCGTAGATTTCGTTTGTGATCTCAAGCATCAGCGCGTTTTCTATCTCTTGCGAACTAGGTTCGTCCGTATGCTTGTAGGCTCGAGCCAGACCGCGCTTGATACCGTTCTCTAGGCACATTTCGAGTAGGTGCATAAATTTAGGAGTCATGAGTTTTTCTCTCGCAGTTTGGCCTCAATAAATTCGACACCGGCCAAGCCAAGATCCTTAAACCACTGTTTTTCCTCATCAGAAAGCCCAACCCATTCACGCTTTGGCTCCCTTAGTGCTTGACGCAATGCTTGGATTGCAACAATGCTTTTGTACTCCCAAACATTAGGCTCAACTTCCACCATGGCATCTTCTAGCGTAGTCTGCATTAAAGCCTCCAACGCCTGCTCTGCTGCTTGTCGTAAGTTCATTTCTCACCCCTTATTTTCACGGCACACAATTCAGCCGCCATACTCCCAATCAAGTTTTGGTCAGCATTCAATGTCGTGTTTGTTTTGTACTGCTGCATAATTCCATCACACACCTTCGCACAAGCCTCACGCTCTCGGTCTACCGCCCAATTGACCAGCCTGTGTATAAACTCGTCAGCATCTAATCCCTGCGGGAGTGCTGCGACCAGCTCCCCGATCTCGTCTCTAGTCATAGCCGCATCTCCGAATAGTAAGCCTCCAGTTCTTCGTTTGCGGCATTTATCTCGCGGCGGCGCTGGTCTACCAACTCGCAGTGAATTTTAGAGCGCAGCCAGAAGTCGGTGACTTCCTCTTTCCCCGCATAAAGCCTGAACACAGGACTGTCGTCTACCCAATCTCGTACAAAAACCTTGTAACCCAATATGCTAACTATTTTCATGTTCCTCTCCGATTTAGTAGTCTTAGACACAACGCTTTACAACCACAATGCGGCTCAGCCTTCCAGTCTTTTACCTCGCCCCAATTTCTTTCCATCGCCTCCACCATCGACTTGCGGATTAACTTGCAGGATTCAGACATTGCAAGAGCCGTTCTGCACTCCGCACACCTGATGTCAAAGACCCCAGGAAAGCCCTCAGACCGACTATAACAGTCTGGGCAGGAAGATGCAACAGTCTCTGTCATATTTTCTCCGCGAAAACTTTTCTAAACGCGGCTATCTTCTCTGAGTTCGGTTGTGGTCTATAGGTTAACTGTTGTTGCTCGAAATACTTGGGAGACCTCGAGCAAAGATCCTTGAACTGTATAAGATTTGGTGCGCGTTCCGGCAAAATCGTAAGCGCGTATTTGATCTGGTCAATCGTAAATCCGCGCAACTCATCAGCCCAGGCTCCCTTTACCTCGTCTAGCGGCATACCGGAAAACTTTTTGTCCCATTCGGAACCGTAGACCACAAGCAATTTGTTCCACAAAGCGTCTATAGCCTTCAAGTTCATAGTATCTTCAACCTTTCCGATTTTTGACCAGGCTCGGGCCACTTGCGACCCGTCATTTCTTCCCACCGCTTGCGTTTAGCAAGTTCGTCTTTCTCCGCAAACGATAGAGCCTTATCAGACTGTTTGTCTTTTACCCACTCAGCCTTAAACCCTCGCCAACCTCGCAGCACACATTCCCGCAAAGTAGCCTCTAAAGACCACCCAGCCTTTTTTGCTTCTCGGTATATGCCATCAATTGCGGTCTGGGTTATTGCTGCTCTCACAGACTTTCTGTGCTGGCAAAAGTCTTTCCACAAGTCTTCAGGAATCCCCTGTGGACAACTAACCGCCTTTAGGCGCGTAATGTCTTTTATTGGTTCTTGGTTTATGGTTCTTGGTTTATGGTTAGCATTGCCTTCGGATTGCGTTTGCAATGCGTTCGCATGGGATTGGCTCCATCTGGCGTTTGCGGAGTCTGTTGCACTCTTAGACTTCTTGCGAAATGCCGCAATAACCTTGTCACATCCCCTGTGGATAAGTAAGCCACCATCCTGCTCGAAGAAGTCTTTAATCACATTTTCATACGCCCGCTTTTCTTCCGCAGTCCGAACGCAATGCGTTCGCATAAGCTGGTCGTGATCCGACTTTAGTGGGCCACCGTTGAGGTAGTAGGTGTCTATAAGTTGACGATAGATTCCATGCTCAAGCAACCCAAGATGTTGAGCATCCCTGCGATAGTCGCCAATGTTGAACTGATAGTAGTGCAAGCCAATCTCCTTCGGCGCTATCCCCTATCCGGTGGCATTCCGGCTGGTCAGCACCCTGACGGGTTTAAGATTCGGTCAGATAAGGGACAGCCCGAAAGGGACTGGCTATCTGCCCAGCTATGCGCCGCCACAGCGCAAAAAAAATTATAACACAAAAAATAGTTTAACTAAACAGGTTTGCCTCGGAAATAGGCCGTTTCGCCGATTACCTCTACCAATTCTGGCGGTAGTAACATTCCATCCTCGTCGAACGTCAGCACCGCAAACCCACTTGCCCAGGGAACAGGGTTGCCCTCAAGGTAGGCAAACTGCTCGCCATAAGGCTCCGCAAGCGTTCCGGTATCTACCCCATACCTTCTCCCGTTGTAATCCCCAAAAGGCGTAACCTGCAACTTATGTAGGTGTCCGGTCACAATATTTCGCCCTGATTTCAAAACATTGTTCCAAGTCGCGTGAATGCCGTTATGCCACCTGTGCTTGATAACAGTGTTGCCATTTACGTGCATCACATATCCGAGATGCCAGCCTGGGAAGTAGTCGAACAAGTCTGCACCAAAAGCCCCTTCAACCTCTGGGGCATTTATCTTCATATAACGCCACAGCCTGGTGTCGTGGTTGCCATACAGCCAGAATAAAGTCGCATTGTGTGCGGCCTTCTCGATCTCTCCGAGTCTGTCCTGACAAACCTCAAGTTCCTGTCGAACCGTGGGCGTGTCGTTTTTGTAAAGAGGGTCGTGGCGGCTTACTCTAGCCCCATCGAAAACATCCCCGTTTAAGACTACCGCGTGAGGCTTGAGCTGCTTGCACAACTTGATAAAGGCTTTGTGTGCTGTAGTAGCCTCTCCAGGCCAGTAGTGTGCGTCTGAGGCCACGAGGATCGTCTGTTTCTTTGCCTCGTAACTTATTTCATTTTTCCGAACATATGAAACAACAACGCTGTTCTGTTTTGCCGCATAACTCTCTAGTGTGATGCCTAGTCGGTGTTCCAGCCTGCGGCGGCGGTTGTAGACCACCTTTTCCGAGCAATCCAGTATTTCCGCAACCCGTGCCGGACTGCCTGTTTCGCGGAACAGTTGGATAAATTCCTGATCGGTACACTTGGCTTTCATTACAACTCCTTTGGGTCGAACCCCAGTTCTTTAGCCACCGCATGAGCCAGCTCGAGGAATCGCTCGTCGTGCTGATCCCAGTCTGGGTAGTTAGAGAGATGGAGTTTTTGGTGGATCATTTCGTGCGCCATCGTCCGCAGCAGGGTATCCAGATGCCCGTGCTTTGCGGTGGATATTGTGATGATGCCGCGCTCGTCGTACTCACCGAAATGGCTAGTCCAAGCACGGACGCGAAACTCTACCTCTTGCGAAGGTGGGAGCTTCCAGGCTTTTATCGGTGGCAGGCTTAATAGGAACTCATAACTTGCCACGCAAGCGGCGCGAGTTATCTTCACAAGGCGAACCTATCACAAAATGATTGCAAATCATAGACTTACCAATACAACCCCAATAGTTAAGAAAGTTTGACCGATACTGTTTGACATCTCCCAAAAAGACTGTTATATTTCTCTCACGGTCGATGTCTCCAGACCGGATGAAAAAGGAGAAAGTCATGGAAGACCTGCAATACCTTCACTACCAACAGCAACTAGAGGAGCAAGAGTATGAGGAATTTCTTGCGAATGGTGGGCTATTACCGCAGGTGCGGACACAGCCTCAAGACAGCAATCAAACTAGCATGGGAGAGAAAGAATGAGTTCAGAAATCGCAAGCCTCGCTAAAGCGATGGCAAAAGCATTTGCCGTGATTGAGTCCGCAAAGAAAGACAAGCAGAACCCGCACTTTAAGAGTTGGTACGCTGACCTGGCCTCTGTGGTCGAGGTCATAAAACCAGCCCTACAGCCTAACGGTTTGTGGTTCTCACAGATCAGCCACAACATTGCAGATCACGCGGCGATAGAAACAGTCATCATCCATGAGTCCGGCGAAACAATGTCTACAGGAATCGTCGCGGTTCCGGTATCCAAGCGTGACGCGCAAGGCTTTGGCTCTGCTCTCACCTACGCTCGGCGCTACTCTTTGTCGGCAGCGTTTGGGGTTTGCGGGGAAGATGACGATGGCAATGCAGCTACCAAAGCACCTCCAAAGCTGCAACAGACTCATCCAAAACGCGGGGCTTTAGAGGTTGCATTTAGGGCTGTGGATAGCATGGCAAGCCTGCAAGCATTGTGGGGCAACCTGAGTGCGGAAGACAAGAAGATTGCCGAAGACCTAAAAGATCAAGCCAAGGAGAGAGTCAAATGAACCAGGGAGAAATCGTTAACAATATGCGGCACATCCTCGGGCAGATCGAGGAACAGACGCGCTCAAGCCTGAACCTCGACACAAAGCGAATCCGTGAGTTGTGTACCGCAATTCAACAAGAGGCAGACTATTTGTCTGACTGGGCCTGGAAGAAAGAGGAAAGTATGCCGATGGAAGAGTGGAAGGCGATGTACTACAGACGAAAGGAGACGATATGAACTACTCAAACCGCGAAGAAGTGAAAGCCTACGTTGACAAGATGATTGGCAGTGATAGCCAGCACCTTGCAGACTGGATTGCCAGCGAACTTTATTATGCATACCAGCGCGGCAACTCAGAAGCCTGGTCTGGTTGTTTGACTGAGGTACACAAAACACTTAAGAAATTGGAGGCAGCATGAACGAATACTGGGACGGTGCTGGTGTCGCAATCTTTCTTGCGGCTCTCTTTCTTCTCCTTAACTTTCTGCCGGAGATGCTATGAAAACCTGCTGCGATGGGAATTGCGAACAAGGGCGAGACTGCCCATTTCGAGGAGCGATAACTATGAGTGAGGGAAACAAACAGTGGGCTTTGGGCTTAGTTGTGGGGATAACCCTAACCACCTTGATTGCCATAAGCATAAACAAGATGCAGGCAACCTCGCCTGCGGTGGATATGCCACGAGATGTTATAGAGGCATACAACATGGGGTTAAGAGATGCTCTAAAAACAAACCCACCGAGCATGGATTTGGAGCAAGTCTGTGTGAATATGTGGGCCAACAAACAATTTGTGAGGTGATTATGGCTGACTTACAGCGTATGGGAAAAGATAACGTAGAGTGTTTCACCGCAACGGTGAAATACACCGACGGTTATTTAGAAGTTCTTTTTGTTCCACGTTTCGGTAAGAAGCCTGGATGGGTTGGGCCTGGATTCTGGGAGCCTAATCTTCTCAGCACTTTGCCACCAAAGAAATACAACAACAAAGTTTACTCGCGTGAAGAGTTGATACAGGCCGGTGCTAAACCAAAGATGGAACACTTGTGGGTTCGATGAGGAGAAAGAGAATGACTAGGCAAGAAAACAGTTTACAAGGCACGGGGGAGTGGTTTAACGCCCGAACAGGGAAGTTGACTGCCTCGCGTATGCGGTCTGCGGTCAAGCGTCTTAAAAACGGGGAGGATAGCGCGGAGCGAAAGAATCTCAAGATCGAAATTCTCTGCGAGAGGATGACTGGCGACATCCTGGATAAGTTTGTCAGTACCGCGATGCAATGGGGAATAGAGAAGGAACCCGAGGCCAAGGCAGCGTATGAGGCCAAGACCGGACGCATCATCACCGATGTTGGGTTTATAGACCACCCGCGCATAGAGTTTTGCGGCGCATCACCGGACGGGTTTGTAGATGACGGGCTAATAGAGATTAAATGCCCAAATACCGCAACCCATGTCGGCTGGATTCTGGACGGAGGCATACCAGAGGAACATCGGGCGCAGATGACCCTGCAAGCCGCCGTAACGGGTCGTGGCTGGGTTGATTTCGTTTCCTATGACCCTCGTATGCCAGAACCGCAACAACTGCTTGTAAGGCGTTTTTACCCCACTGCTGGGGAAATAGCAGAAATAGAGGCCGAAGCGGAGAAGTTTCTTGCGGAGGTAGATGGTTTGTTTGAAACAATAACCAGAAGGGAAATGACCGAATGAGTTACGATAACAATATGCGGGGAATAATTAGCAAAAATGATAAGAAAACCGAGGATAAGCACCCAGACATTCGCGGAAACTGCGAAATTGACGGTGTGGAGTATAAGATTTCTGGCTGGCTGAAGGAGAGGAAAGATGGCACAGGGAAGTTCTACAGCTTAGTCTTCCAGCCGCGGGAAAGTGTAGGAAATGCGCCAGTTAAGCCGCAGAAAAGTGCGCTAGACGGACTGGATGACGACCTGCCGTTTTAGTCCTGTTCCTGGGGTGGCTTTTTACCGAGCCATCCTTGGACGGTATCTGTTTCGTATATGCGGAAACCCGTCCAGACAATCGTAAACAACGCAGCAATGGAAGGCAATACTTGAGCGAGGGTTCCCACAGTAGTCGCAACCGCAGCAACATCTGCGACTGTTTTTGCGGTGTCTAGATCGTGGTGCGCCATTCTCTTATCCTATCTCGAAGTGTGGGGCATCAATAAACGGCCTGCGGTTTTGTCTGCGGCGCTCATCAATATAATAACTCATCGCAGACTCCATGTTTCCATCCCAACGTCTGATGTCTGGAATGTTCCACGCAGCTCCCCAGCGTAAAGGTAAGTCGTGTTCTAAAGCACCAATCCTCATAGCTTCAGCGATCTCGTCGTAAAGGTTTAGCTCCCAGGATACCGCGCCGTTGACGAAGGCCATCAGGTCTACCGCATCGCCCGTAAGGTGTTTGGAGTTCATTGTCTGAGACTTACCTGCCTTGACATACGCCTCCTGGGTTGCCATCGTGCGTAGCCCTTCCACAACACCAAAGTCCACCTTGGTGATACCAATAGCAGAGTTGACTACCGCAACTAGTCTGGGATTTACACCAAACAAACGGTCATGGGAGCGCTTACTTAGCCTGAACATCTTTTATCCACTGATAGCAGGTCTGGGCGTAGAGGGCTGCTTCGTCGGCTCTGCGGGACTCGGAAAGAAGTAGTTGCGTAAGTTCTGCTGAAAGGTCGGCTCCGGCGGCTTGGTTTTTAGGCTCTCCGGCGGCTGGGGGGTCGGGCATGGGGCAACTACGGGCATTGGGGTCGCGCAGCCTGACAGTAGCAAGCTCGCTGCTAAGCCGGTCAATATCCTTCTTACCCTGCCTGTACGCACTGTCTAGCTCCTTTGCCAGCATCTGGTTCTTCAGTTCGATTTCTAATGTCTTGGCCTGCGCCTGTGCATAAGCAGCATCTGCCGCAGACTTAAACGCTTCAAACTTAGCGTTTTTGTACTTCGCTGTCATCACCCCCGCTGTCGTAGCCCCGATCATAAATGCGGCCCCTGCTGTGATGAGAGTGGTCTTTATGCTCCATAACATTCTTGTCATCCCATGCGGTAAAGCCGATATACGCCCCTACAACCGCCCCTATGAAGATGTAAAATGGCCCTGCTATTGCACCCAGTTGCGGTGACTCTGTGACCAACAGAAGCAAAGGAAACCCGATACCAGCCAGCATCGAGATCCACGCCATCTTGCGTCTGTTTTTCCACCGGTCAACCTCGTTCATTCGGGCGCATCAGGCCAACTTACATTCCAAGGGAACCCTTCTTGATCGGGCATATCTCTCAGAGCCTGCCGATATGCTGCCCAGGCTTCTTTGTCTACAGGTGCATCTGCTAACTGCGTCCAGTCGCTTGCCTGAAGTCTCAGCGTTCTATTGACACGCACTCGATGTGCCTGGGCATCTATCTCGGCCTGCTGCTCAAGTGCAAACTCTTGGTCATCTAAAGTTTTTAAGAACCCGTCGATCTGCTCTGCGTCATCGTCACATTCCCCGATAAACTCTGGCACTTCCGTTGGGTATTTGCGCTCAAGAGCAAACAGATATTGCAATCCCTTGATCTTTGGGAAATGCGGCCCATGCTTGGCAGGCTCTTTTGCTACCGATACCTGGGTAACTGAGTCTACATAAGTAAATTTAATCTTCATGCGTAACCCTTCCTTAGAATCACTTTATCAAGTTTCGGTGTAAACCACCATCCAAAACGGCTTAACAATATTGCTATTTTCTCGCGCTCTGCCCAGGTCTTAGCCTGCCTAAATATCCCTAGATAACTGTTCGCCACCGCACGAATGTCTTTTTTAGGCTCTTGCTTTTCTGACATCTGCAATAGTTTGTTTTTTGCCCTGCGTACCGTTTCTTGCCGTATGTACCTTGCTCTTGGCCTAACCACAAACCCAAGCATCTTAAAGCCTTTATCTAAGCTGTTTATTTCTACCTTGTTAGGGTGGAAGTGTATATGTAAGTTCTCTCGTATGAAGTCATCCATTGGCTTGATATACGAGTACAGCTTTTGCGGGTCTTTATCAAAAATTACAATGTCATCGACATACCGCACCATGTACTTAATTCCTAGCTGGTGCTTCGCAAACTGATCTAGCTCGTTCAAATAAATGTTCGCAAAGAACTGGCTCGATAAGTTACCTATCGGCAATCCATGCCCTTTAGCTGCAAACAAACTCTTGTGCGGCGGTATCAGTTCTAATAGCTTAGGATCGCTCTTAACATAAACGTTCACCGTTGGATCGTGGAACAAAATCTGATTAGCCAAAGCCATCCATTCCGGTTCTGATACTTTGTTTGCGATCAAACGAGACAAAATGTCTTTTCGGATACTGACAAAATAATTAGCAACATCCAGCTTTAGAAAGTAACCTTTCTCACTGTAGTCTTTAGTCATGCTTCGGCATAACTGCTCGGCCCGATCTACTGCTCTATGCGTTCCTTTCTTCGGAATACAGGCGTACGAATCATAAATAAAACTATTGTGAAACCTATCTCTGATCTTGTTGTACAAAAGATGATGCACAATTCGATCTCTAAAATTCGCTGCCCAGATTTCTCTAATCTTAGGTTTTTCAACAAGGAAACAGATTGATCTTCCTATTACGTAGGTTTCTTCTTTCAGGTCGTAATACAAGTTCATCAAATTCTTTTCGAGTCTTTCCTCAAATATCCTGGCGTTCCATGTATTGCGCTTTGTCTTGCGGCAATCATAGTAAGACTGGAAAAGATTAAAAACCGTAAAATCAAGCACAGGACATCGCCTCCGGTCGCCTTACTGCCCTAACGTAGTTGTTATTGTTCTTATTGTTGTTGTTCTGGTTGCCAGGGTTGCTCGTGTTGTAGTTCTGGTTCCAAGCGTTCGTGGTGCTATGCCGTACACTCACACATCGGTCAGCAGAATCCTCCGCTGACAAACTGGCTATAAAGCCCTTTCGGTGGTTTCCCAACGGGTACGGCCCGATCAGATGGACGCTCTTAGACACCTTGGCCTCTAAGATTCTGCCAACGATGCTGTGTGCTTAATCCAACCTTGTGCTTGCCGACCAAGGCTATCCGTCAAAAACACGATTTCTGAAAACTGCTTGACGTTAATGATTCGCAAATCTTTTGTTAGCCTGACTAGCAGATCAATAACCTCTATTCTTTCAAGTATTCGCCCTGCGTGTTCGATCCTTTCTTTTTTTGTTGCGTTGGCCTTGAAGATAAAAACAACAAGATCAATGACCTCATTCCTAATCTTTTCCCCAAGGCTGTACTTAAAATCTCTAGGGAATCCTTTTGTCACACGCACGACAATTTCCAACAGTTCGTAAGCTGTTTTGTAAATTGGTAAGTGCTTTATCTGCGCCATAAAGGATTAAAGGATTAAATGATTGATCGCCTTACTGCCCTAACGTAGTAGCTATCGTTCTTAACGCCGGGGTGGGAGTTCTGGTAGCCAGCGAAGCTCGTGTAGTAGTACTGGAACCAAGCGCTCGTGGTGCTGTATTCCGTACTCGACCAATAAGCATCAGAGCCAAAGGTCATGGCCTCTGCGCCGCCAGACTGGAAAGCCGCTACGGAGGTTTGTGCAGGCGACCCAGAGGTATAGGCGACACCTTGAGGATCGGAGTTGTAATTAAGACCATGTTGTGTACCACCTGTTCCAATACTGCCTAAATTTGTGTAATTGGGCGTTGGACTGTTGGGCCTATCTGCAGTGGTGTAATTGTTACTCGTAACCGGCTTAAGGTTTCGGTAAATCAGCTCTAGCTCATCCCTTGCAGGTAGATACCAGTCAGAGTAACCGCCGATGGTTAAGCCATCGCAGTAGTGCGCCGCAGGGTAGACGGTAGAGTTTCCATCAGCGACCATAGCCGCAGTTGCTTTCAGCCCCTCAGTAAGCGTGCCAGTAGCTGCTGGAGCCGCCGTGTTAGCGTTTTTGTACTGTTTGCTTGAGTTTTCACCCGAGGATTTAGGCGCAACAATGACACGGTACTTTGCCATCACAGACCAGTCTGTAAGCGTTCCAGACCCGTTTACCGAGGTGACGTTTACAGTAAGCGAGGTTCCGGTAGAAGCCGTTACAGTACCGATCATGCGGTTGGTAGAAGGGTTGGCTCGACTTCTAACCTCAACGGCCTGACCCGCGTAAAACAATGGCGCAGCATCTGTAACCGTAAAAGTCTTAGACCCTGTTCCTATCGTTGTTGAAGTAGCAGACTGCGTGACCTGATTCCAAATAAGGCCAGTGTAGAAGCCGCCTTCAAATGAATTTCCGATGCTTGGAGTTGCCGCAGGCGTAGCAATAAAATTGTTAAACGCTGCTGCGGTATCAAACTCTGTTGGTGCGGAATACTCCGAATAGGTATCGTCAATATCACGATACCGAACCCGCCAATAATACGTTGTAGAAACTTGAAGATTTCCAGAAGGAACAACTTGAGTTACACCAATTCCCAAAACCTCACCAGAGTCGTAAACGGTAGTTCCAAAACCGGAAGAGGTACTTATCTGCCATTGACTTGATTTTTGAGTCTTTCCATAAAGACTGTAATAAGTTGATCCAGTAAGTGTTGGCGTTTCTAAAATCCCCGTAGCTTCATCCGCAGGGGATACATTTGTTGGAGTTAGAATTTCTGCATTACCCGCAGTCTGCCAAGACAGTGTTCCAGAGCCGTTTGTAGACAGCGCCTGACCGTTCGTACCATCCGCAGCAGGTAGTGTCCAGGTGACGTTAGCCGCGACTGTTGCGGGAGACTGGAAAGCCACATAATGCGACGAATCAGAGTCTGCAAACCGCAGATCACTTTGTGCGCGGAGAGTAACATCTGAAGACATAATCACCGCACCGCCAAAGGTCGCAGTGCTATTTATCTGCGCCGTGGTAGCGACAATCTTTGCGGAGGTAAGCGTATCTCCAGATGATCCGTCTAGGAACTCTTTTAGCTGCGCCATCTGCTCGCGGATAGCGTTGTTTACATCACTCGGGGCCATGCCCTCCGCTATGTTTATACCGCCTATGTCTGTATTGTTGCCGGCGGTCGAGCTGTACTCTGAAATCTTGTTTTTTGACATTTATTGCTCCGTTAGTCTAAAAGTGATGGTGCAACAATCGGCGCAGTAGACCTTAAACCTGGGCCTAATTGACTTAATGATCTTATGGTAGCAAGACCTGGCCTTGAATACATGGCGGCAAGACCACCGCCAGCCGCAAGTGCAGGCGCAATATAACCAGAAGAAACACCGGCAGCCCCCAACCCTGTAGCAGCCAACCCACTACCAGCCAGTTGGGTCATCATTCGTGGTGTTGTTCCTGACTCTGGAACGGTTGTTCCTAAAACACCTCTTGCAGCTTCTGCGGTTTCTTGCATCCTTGCCTGCCCTCTAGCAAAAGCACCTTTACGCTTAGTGGCATCTAAAGATTTCACCGCAGCCATCAACTGCTCTGGTGTAAATATCTGGTCTGGCCTTGTTGACCTTGCCGCAGCTTCTTGAATCCTTAAAAAATCTGCATAAGCCGCGTTTGTAGCTTTTATTTTTCCCGTTGGGTCTTGATTGGCTATTTTGTCTCGCAGCAAAGTTTGAATGTCTTTTAGAGCATTAGAAATTGACCTATCTTCTGGGCCACCTTTCCCATAACTAGAAATTAAAGTGCCAAGTTTTTCGTCAATTCGTTTTGCTGTGGTTCCAGGCAATAGCTTTCCTTCTGGAATCCATTTGGTAACATTTTTTTCTACTAGGCTTGAAAGTTTTGCAAAATCATCTGGGCTTACAAGATCATCAGCATAACTGTTTACAGTTGTCGAAATGTCGTCATAAAAATCTTTTGTCGGAGTGATTCGCATTTTTGACAGCGTTTCTTTGTATGACTTCCCAAGCTCTTTGTATGCCGTGTTTAGTGCCTGCCTTGTTTGCATAGTCGCAGGAATCTTTAGTTCAGGATTTACCTGATCTATAACTCGCTGAATCATCCCGCGATTAAACTCTTGAAACGCACGAATCTCTGCTTGTTTTATAAACTCTCCAGCAACAGGAACGCTCTTTAAGGCTTCCTCTGTGCTTTTGAACGCGCCGCCAAGCTGCTGTCCAGGGGTAAACTGCTGAACATCAATTCCCTGTCTTTGCAAAACACTTAGCTCTGGCCTAGACGAAGGCGTAGCAAGTCGCGCAAGGGGTGCAGCCGCAATGTCTACAACTGGGCCTAGAACTGCTCCTAATCCAGCTTTCTGTGCTTGTTCTGTTAGAACATCTTCGCCAACAGCAGGAGAAAGCAAAGGCGCACCAACGCCCCCAGTCACTGCCGCCTGCGTAGCACGATACCCACCAATTTTCGGAATGAGAGATGCTGCGCGTGGTACTTGTTGGGCTAATACGCTTGTCGCAGGGCTTAAGATATTTCCTGCAAGCCTAGTAAGTGCGCCGCCTGGTGCTTCTTGTGATCTTTGCTCTCTAGCCGCAACAGCCTCTCTTACGCTTTGCCTACCCAATCCCGTAGCCTCAGAGACCAACTGCCCGACTGCTAACGCTGGGTCTACAAACATTCCTTCTGCAATTTCTTGCGAAAACGGCTCAAGCCTAAATTGTCGCGCTAACTGTTGCGTAAAAGAGGGTTGTTGTCTTTCACTGTACAACCGAGCCGCAGCAGCATTTATCTCCTGCTCAGACATAGAGGCAGGAAAAGCGACCTGCCCCACCCCTGGGATTTCTACAATAACGTCATCCATTATTCGACTCGTCCTGTAGCTGGGTTGTATCGTTTTACTCCAGTTCTTGCTGGCTGCGCGGCCCCACCGCCCTCCATAGCGTTCTCAAAGTCGCGCACAGTTGGCATCTTGCCTTGGAACCCGACTAGCGTTCCATTCTGGTTAAAGTAGTCTGCCATTGCCTGCTTTTGTTCTGCTGCGGTTTCCATCTGCTTAAGCAGCTTGCGAACACGCCTTGCATTTTCCTCTGGAGGAAGTCTTGTGTTAAACGCCCTAGAAATAAGACGCTCACCCTCTTTCTCTGTGAACTGTGCGCCAAGGATAACTCGCAGGTTTCTTTGCACAACCTCTTCTACCGCTTCTCTTGCGCCCACGGCTTTAGGATTGGTAAGAGCCAGTAAAAGGTCTGGCTGAATCGCGGTGCGAATACCAGTTATCGGTTCTCCGGCCTCTAGTGCTGCAATTACAGGTTTTAACTGTGCAATCTGCGACACCATATCTTGACCGCCGCCAGATTCCCATTGGAAAATGTCTTCCGCAGCTTTTTCGTCACGCTTTTTCTGCCCTGGAGTTAAATCCCTGCCAGGACCAGCCGTTGCAGTTGCTGTGACCTGAGTTCTACCTGCTCGCTTTAGCATTACTTGGTAGTCTGTAAAAGACCCCGTAAATGGTCTTATTGGGTCTTTTGTGGCGAGTAAATAGTCTTGATAAACTTGGCTTTGAGCGACCTCTGGGGGAACTGCCGCAATTTCTGACGTTCCCTTGAATCGCCTTTGTCCTGGGGCAAGTGTGTACGCCTCTTCTTGCGGGAACAGCACACTTTCCGCAGACCCAGGGAAAGCCTCCACCCTTAACTGCTCCTCTAGTGATCTGCCCCGCATAATGTTTTGCAGTGCGGTCTGCTGCCTCTGCTTTGCTTGCTGCTCTGCAACCATCTGCTCGGCCTGTTTGCGTCTGAGAAGGTTTTGCAGCACTTCGTCCATACTAGCCTGCTGTCCCGCACCATACGCAGGAAGGGCCTGTGCGATCCCCGCAAGGGTTCCCCGCCTCGGGCCTTGTCTGGGGGCGCCTGCCTGTATCAGAGCCTGTCCTAGAGACCCTAGACCAGCCATTGCGGACTGTTGCCGATACTGTGCTATTTGTTCTGGAGTTAAGCCTAAAAGTCCTAAGATTTCTTCGTTCATAGTTACCCCAGCAAAGATGGTCGTCTGTATAGTTCCGCGATTGGTAGTAAGCCAACCGGCAGATTAAGTGGATTGTAAAGTGTGGATAAATCTACACCCCTAGCAGGCGCACTAGCACCGGCCTGTGGTTGAAATGGCATACTTGCTGCCGCAGTCTGTGGGCCAAACAAATTGGCAACTCGGCTTGCTGTTTTTGCGGCATCTAACAGTGAAGTTCCAGCGCCAGTCCCAGATAACAACCCAGGAAGTGCTGCTTGGAAAGACCCTGGAGCCGCAGTAAATGGCGCAGTGGTCGCCGCAGTCTGTACGCCTAATTCTGGTAATGCAGCCTGCAAAGAACCAGGCGCTACAGAGTAATTAGCAAGAGAAGCCGCTTCTGGTGCGGAAGAAGCAAGCAGCCCAGCGCCGGCAGCACCAGCCCCAACAGTAGGCGCAATTGGCGTTACCGTTCCAGCCCATCCCGCTACAGGGTATACAGTAGATACCCCAGCCGTACCACCTACAGCAGCGCCCGTACCAGCGCCAGTTCCAGCAGCAGTTCCAGCAGCAGCACCAGATCCCAGGCTTCCAAGAACGTATTGCCCACCAAAATATAGTGCCGCTACTGCCAGCGCAGCCTTAATCGGGTTCTTGTACCACTTCTTTTCGGGTTCTTTGTAAAACGCATTAGGCTGAACATTTACCCCTAAAACAGTATTGTCAGGCTGAAGATTAGTCCCGAACCTTTGGTTGTAATCCTGTATCTCTGCAAGATAAGCCTGGTCTAACGCTTCCTTTTGCGCTTTAGCATCCGCGTCTGCGTTCCAAGGTCTGTCTAGCAACTCAGAACCAAACTGCTCTTTGTAAAGGTTGCTCCACGCAGAGTAAACATCCGTCCATTCCGGTGGAGGGTTCTCCTTTATTATCTTGCCCTCTGGGGTATCGCCATACAAAGAATCCCACTCTTGCTGAAGTCTGAGTGTGGTTTCCTCTAACTCTTTTGCCTGACGGTCTACATCCTCCTTAGAAGCTGTAGCCGTGTTTAGATACGAGCCAAACACATTTTTGTGCTGCTCGTTCCAGTTGGCAAAAACTGAGTTAAATGTAGGACGGAGAGGGGTCATGGAATAATCCCAGAGATAAACTCATAACCTTTTTTTGCCCCCTCCACCGCAGAAGGAACACCACTGAGGAACGATAAGGCGGTTCCTATGTTTTGTAGCGATCTGTTAGAGGTGACCTCTGGAGCCGCGCCCCTAGAAGATAACGGAGACCCGTAAATAGAACCCAAGAACCCTGATAGCTGCTCGTATGGTTGTCTCTGCCCAAACTCGAACCTCTGCATGGATTCCGCGAGCGGTTGTGCAGAGATAGCCTCTCGCATACCGCCAACCCTTGCCAAAGTCTCGCTAGGCGCAAGGAACCCCTGATAAAGACTAGGCAGTGTCCTAGCGTAAGTACCGACATCGCGCTTAGCAGCCTCTTGGAAGCCGCGCTCTCTTGCGTAGTCCTGTGCTGTGATCGTAGCCGATACATCCCCTAAAGCTCGCGTATAGCCCTCTGTAGCCCTTTCCTGCGCCCTTTGCATTGCTCCTGATCCATAACGACCAGCCGCAGAGTATTGCGAGGAAATCCCTGGGAGAACCTGCTCACCAAACTGTTGGGTAAGCGGACGGGTTGCCGCGCTTATCATCGCGTCACGGTATGGGCTACCAGACAAGAAATCACCTTTTGCGGTTTTTTCTAAGCCACGCAGCCCTGTCATAAATGCACCACCGGCCTCTTCGAGGAACGGGGTCGCCCCTCTAGCATACTTAGTGAGGTTTGAAAGCGCCTCTAAAGTCTCTGCAGAAGGAGGTACATAAGTTCTTTCTGGGAAAAACTCTGGCCCTGGGCCTAAGAACAAACTCCGCGCTCTGCCCAGTGCTTCTTCGAGATAAGGCGCAATAATTGGGTCTATGTTAGAGGTTCCTTGTCCAGCAGGTAGTGGGCCACCAGTGGGAGCCGTATAAGCACCGCCAGACATTCCCGCAAGCTGTTGTTGAGTAAGCCCTGACAAAGCAGGAACCCTAGAGATTTCAGCAAGGGTAATCCCCAGCTTCCGCAGTTCGCTACCGGCCTGCTCTGTAGAAAGTCCCGCAGATGTCGCCGCTTTTAGAAAGTTCTCAATTGACTGAATACGATTATCACCCGTAGACAACGCAACAGCACTTCTTGCCGCAGCTAGTGGGTTTGTAGCACTAGGTGCTGGTGCAGCAGGAGCAGGAGCAGCAGCAGGAGCAGCAGCAGGAGGAGCAGGGGCGGGTGCAGGGGCAGGTGCAGGAGTAGTTCCAGTTAAAAATGACGGAGCCTGGGCAAGTTCTACAACATTTGCCCCACTCATTTGGAAACCCGAAGGAAGCCCTAAACCAGCAGCATTGGCGTTCACATAAGCCGCGATAGTATCTGGCGAGGCTCCTGCGCTTATCCCATATCTTGCGGCCTCCTCAAACCTTCCAGAAGCAACTAGGTTTATGAAGTCGTTTAACTGTTGTTCGGTTACCATAATTACCCCACCAAAATATAAGCGTAAGTTTTGTTTGCGGTGTTATTGCTGAAGTGCGAAATAACCGCGCTACCTTTTGTCTGCGAACTGACATACACATTACTATAAGCATACGGCGCTATAAACTGCACCGTTATAAAACACGTTGGCGTTTCCGGTATCGCAGGAGTTACCCCAGCAGAAGCAGACACCGCAGGGAAATGCTCGAAAGAAACATCTGTGCTTGTTGGCCTCCAGGCGATCTGGATATAGTCGTCAGAATCCACATCAAAAAACACCATCGTAGCCGCAATAAGCTGAGACGGTTGCCCACTAGACTTTCTGGGCTTGATGCCAAACTTACTGTTTGACTTGTTTATATTAGAACCGTTCTTCTTAAACCAAATGTCAATACTATGCACATCGTTTGCAGTGTTGACCACTTGGATCGAGAACTGAATCGCATACTTTCCAGGGTTGCGGAAATTTATCTTGCTTCCGTCTGTAAGATAAACCCCATTGCTTAAGTCTGTGGTATCTAAACCCAGAATACTCTCTAAGCCAATCGTGGTCGCCGCCTGATCGTTGTAGTCCGAGAACTGTGCATAAGGCGCTGAGTCATCCTCTGCAGCATCCGAGAACGGAATCAGCACGATCTTAGTATCTACAGAGATACGCTCGTCAAACAATGTTGTACTTGTAACATTTCCGGTATCAAACGTGACCAAGCCGGTATTGTTGGTTTTTCCATCCAGCACCAGATTTAGAATCTCCGCAACTGCTCGCGGATCACCACCAAACGGAGGCAGTTTGCGAAACTGCATTAGCGCATCCCCGCAGACTGTATATCCACCTCAACACCGATTGCCGTAGTCCAGTCACCGTTAGGCTCTGTCTGCAACCTGTGATACCTGCCCAAAGACCGCAAGCCCACTCGGTTCTCAGAATCCGCAGCTACTAGAGAGCCAAAGTTTACTTCCGCAGCTAAGTTCATACGGGAAGCCACCGCAACACTCGCAAGTCCGTTATCCACAATTGGCCTAGCAAGAGTCACCATGCTCATATTCTGCTCTGTAGATATGTCACCAGTGGTAATCCTTGCTACCTTGTTAGGGCCAGAGAACGAAATAATCTTGCCGTTCTTTACCCCACCTAAGAACATCTTCCCACCTAGCCATACCCGCGCGTCTAGGGAGGTCTGTAAGTCATCTAACGATGCTGAGAACTGATTTAACTGCTCTTGTGTTACACCAGGCGCAGCAATGTTAGAAATAGCGTCTACGGTTGTCTCCGCAAAACTCCACTTCTTTGTCAGCCAATGGTAAATAATTAGCCTGTAGGTGTTGTCTATGCTCGGATAACCCCAAATCACCAAAGATCTAAACGGGTCTATAGAGGCAGACATCTCCTCAATTACCGACTCCTCTAAAGTGGAGAAAAAATGTCGGTTTATTTTTTCCGCACCGATAGGCTCTAATCTTTGCCCATCGCACGACCAGAAACCATCGTCCGCAAGGAAGTAAGTTATCCCCTGCCACTGAACCACAGAGTTGCTTTCAAAACAGCCTATATTGCTGGCGATCTTGTCAAACTGGAATACAAAAGGACTTCCCGCGTAAGACATCCGCACAATAGCTTTTTCTAACAGCACTAAGCCAAACTCGCCACCAGTCAACCCAACAACTCTGCCACCATCAGGGACGACCTGCGTGTCTGATTGTGTAACCGCAGACTCTAACCACGTCTGTGGGTTGTTTATTCCAGACCACTGCACACCATTTGACTCTGTGCTGGTATTTCCCACTACAACAAAATCCCGAACCACCGTAAGCAGCTTTGCGGTAGGCGCAGAAGCGTCTAAGTCTTCAAAGGTTGTTGTAGTCGCTAAGTCTACATATTGCAACTTGTTTAGCCCGTTAGCCGCAATTAGGAAATTACCAAACTGGGTAAAACGCCACTTTTCCGTCTGCGAATATGTAGCACCAGCATTTTCTAGGTTGTTGTTTGCAGAGTTAAACAAGAACAGTTTTGTCTCGCCACCCGCATATAACCGAATGTTCCCGCTAGGGTCTACTGCCTGCACCGCATTGTTTAACTGCTCTGGCGCAGCGTTAGAATAGTCCTCTTCTTCTGGAAATGGCCCATACCCTACAGCTTTGGGAAATACATTGCGAGCGTTAGAAAGAGCGCCTACTACCCCAGGCTGGTCTGGTAGCCACTCCGAAAACTCAACTTTTGTTATTGCCATGTATTTTGCCCTGGTTGAATCTCAGTCCAAACATTGCCATCCGTGGGAACCGGAACCCAAGTGTTAACCTCGTCTGCAACTGGCCCCCACTCTTCCCCGAACTTATACGGAATCGCACTTAAAGAACCATTTGCAGTCACTACCGCACGCAGAGCCATAGTATTTATAACATTAGCCGCCAACTGCCCCTCACCAAATATGTGAGCAACAGCCTCTAAATTCATCCCCGCAAGGGCAGATAACTCACCGAATCCTGTGATAGAACCGGATACCGTCCTAGTCCTATCTGAACCCGCTACAAGCGTTCCTGTGCCTGTTATGACACCCTCTACAAGCCTTACCCTTATGCCATCCGCAGAAAGGCTACCAGTGCCGTTTATCACGGCCTCTGCGCCCATTACCTTGTTCAGAGAACCGTTAAGCTCCCCAAACCCAGCAATATCTGCCTGAATTTCTCGCACCCTGACAATGCTCGCCGTCAGGGTTCCTTCCCCGAAAAAAGAGGCTTGCGCGTCTATCGGGAGTCTAAAGTCTAGGTCTGCAAAGAGATTGCCTATGCCCTGCACTTGCCCCGCACCAAGTTTGGCACAGGCTGTGTTCCAAATATCTGAATCTAGCGAAAACTGGAGAGAGTCTAAGTCTCCAAAAATGTCCAGCCCTTCAAGCGTAAAAGGCCCACAAACACCCTCTGGTGTCCAGTTGTTATCGAGACTGAAGGGTAAGGAATCTAGCGCCCCAAACTGGTCTAGCTCCTCCAGCGTTAAGAACATTAGTCAAGGCTTGCGGTCAAACTGCCGGTTGCGATCTTTAGAACGTCACCAACCTCCACAGCCCTTGAAGTCGTAAGAGGCGTGTGCATAAGCAGATTCCCGCTTGATAGCGCATCCAAAAGACCGATATGGGAGATCGTTCCCCACTGTGCCGTAGCCTGGGGGAAGGTGACATCCGCAGAAGAAGTGACAATGCCCGCCGTAGCGGTAGTGACATTCAGAATCTGGCGAACATAAGAGCCACCAGAAACCTCTGTGCCAGAGTTGTCGTCGCCAGGATTGGACGTATACAGACCGACATAAACAGTGGTCGGAGAGGTGAAAGACTCGTTGCGGAGAACGTGGTCTAACAGTTTGTTTTCGAGATAGTTCGATAGTTCAGCCATAATTACCCCACACTCATAGAAATAGGAACACCGGCATATTCTGCCGCATTGTCAGACTCAGCCAAGGCTTGAGCCGCACTACCGTACAGATTCAACCACGTCTGTAGCCGCGCATCGTTCATAAGATAAGGCTCTGCCTCTAGCAAAGAGCCATACAGAAGCGCATCTGGACAGACCGCCATAAATACATTGCTAGGATTGCTGTCCGACAACGCAGGCGGTTTAGCGTAATACAACATCACTACAGAATAAGTCGTATCTGGGACTGGAGATAAAACAAACTCCAGCCCTGCCTGCGTGTAGAACAGAGGCTTTCTTACTTCGTGTGACATTGTGTCACGGGTTAGCGCAGACGGTGAAACATAAGAAAGAGGCGTTTTCGGGGTCGTGTCTAAGTAGAGATCACGAATCCCGATAAAGTCGCTGGGAAGCCCGATTGTCTTGTCGCCGCCAGTAGTGGTGGTCGTTACTGTCTTTAGCATCTGCCGAATCCGCAACTGCCTTGCAAGACGGACTTCAGCCAGGGTAATGAACGTGGGAATCTGTGCTGTTAAGTCACTTCTTCCGAGGTAGTTTGCGACCGTTGTCTTTAGGTCGCTGTAGTTTGTTAGGCTCATGTTTTACGTCATCCCAGCTAAATGTGTATTGTCCGATATGCCCGATTGTCTTGCTTAGATCGTGGTCTACCCAAGTCTCAAAACCAGCGTCATGCGCCGCAACGCAGAAATGCACATCTTCCCCAAGAATCTTGCCGCCAGGTAGCTCGTAAAAGTAAAACCAAGGTTTCGGTGTACGCTCGAAAACCTTGCGCTTTACTAACATTACACCGCAGCCAATCGCGGTAACTCTCTCGATTCCTGTCTTGTTCTTGCTATCTACGGGAGTCCAGTGGTTTTCTTTCTTCTCGTAGTCAATCGTCAGATTCTTAGCTGTTGGCCCTACAGGGTGCGTCCTCGTTGTGGCATTTACCCCAACAATGTCCTTGTCTAAGGAAAGCAGCCGTTCTATCGTGTTCTTAGGGAACCGCATATCTGCATCTACCCAGAGAACATAATCCGCACCTTCTTCTAGCGCGGCCTCTGCTAACTTGTTCCTCTGGTCAAAGATAAGCGTCCCAGCAACCGTGTAGATCGCCTGTGAACCGTCTCTAAACCTGCTGTCGTACCCGCACATTGTTGCGAGATCGAAAGCAGTTCCAATCATCATATCCCCGCGTGAAGGGATACAGATCGCAACCTTCATTAAATCCTCCCTGGTCTGCTCCTAAAATGCCTGTTGTCTGGATGGTTTAACCAATCCTTAAACTTCTTCTGGTCTACAACGTGGAAGCCACGCATTAGACCCTTTGCATTTAGGTCGTGTATCACAGCCATTGGGAGTTCACCGATATGCGACCACTCGCCCCATCTGGCGCGTTCGTCGGTTTGTGCATACCTAGCTTTGTTTCGTTCGACTATCTCTGTTACATCCTGAGATGTCTCTATGAGAATCCCACCGTTGCCATCATCCGCAACAACCTGGGTCAGTATTCCATTGTCAGAAAGTGTTGCTTTCAAGCAAGCTCCGAGATAGGGGGCAGTTACCCACCCCCTATTCTACAGTTTACAGCGCAAAGTTCAAGTCAGCCACGATACCGTGTGCGGCCTCGTTCTTCACTTCCAGAGTCAGTTCAGCAAGAATCTGGGTCTTTTCGGCATCGCCGACTTTTGCCAGGTCGTTGGTCTGGAACGGACGCAGGTAGTTCATGCTTGCGTACTCGGGATCGAGAACCAAAGCATCGCGAGTTCTCATAAAGCGAGATGGGATGACCTGAAGTACCCCAAAATCTGACTGATATAAATCAGCCCCGGCGAGGATTGTGACCTTGCCGGTTCCCTGAGTGTTGATACGATGCTGGGCAATTCCCGTAAATTCCGAAACCTTCTGCTTACCAGCAGGCGAGACAACCAGAACCGAAGGAGTGCCGCCAGCAGTAAACACTTTCTGGACAACATCTTTCAGCAGAGTCTCGGTAAAGGTGCGGGTAGTGCCGTCGGTACGAACAGACACGCCGATTGTGGTGGGATCGCCACCGTCACCAGCCTTGTTCGTGTTGGTCTTGATCCAAGACAAAAGAGCAGCCATCTTGCGAGCAGTAGAACTGTCGCCAGCCGCACGAGCCTGGTTAGCCGTGATAGTTGCCTCTATGTCCCTCTTTATTTCTGAGGATGCTTTAGCAAGTTGATAGGCTTTTTCAGATTTTCTGCCTGCCTTATTTACAGCATCCAGCGTGCCAGAAACCATAACGGTCTTCTGAACAATCTGAGTGTTGTTGCCAAGACGGGTTGTGGGAGCCAGGGTAGCTTCCGTAGCGGTAGCACCTTCTACAGCAGCGTTACCAGTGGTAGCCGCGGCGAGAGAGTCGGTCTGCCACTCATGGAAGGTAGCCGAAGCCTTGCCCTTGCCGATAGACGACATAATAGGCGTGTCAGTGGGGGAAATATCATAAATGATATCGGTGAGGTCTTCACGCAGTCCTTGCGCGGCATAAGTTTTGTACTGAGACATGATTTAATTCCTTTACAGTAAGCGTTCAAATAGTCGCGCCGCATCGTCTTTTCTACCAGACTTCCGCAGCGCATCTCTGGTTTTCTTTACTTCCTGACTCTCTCTAGCCTCTGGCGTAAAGGAGCCTGGTCGCATCATTCTCGGAGCCTGCACAACCTTTTTGGTTGCCTCGGTCTTATTCGCTACTAGCTTGTCGTACTGTGCCGCCTTATACAGCGCCAGCACCGCCCGTGAGTCATAGACCTGTGCAAGTTCCTCGTCAGTAAATCCAATCTGCTTGGCGTAGTTCCGCACATCGTTTTTAATGACTTCACGCTTTGCAGGGTCTGCGAACTCAGGTATCGCGCTTTGCAACTTTTCAGCCTCTCCAGCGAGGTGGGCCTTTAGCCTCTCGGACTGTTCGGACTGTTGTTGCTGTGCAATACGCTGCTGCTCTGCTCTTACCGCCGCAAGCTGTTTATCTTTCTCTGACTGTTCAGCAACCCGTACCGCATAACCGATTGGGTCGTTTTCCTTCAGAGAAGCCAAGTCTTCCGCTTTCTCAGGCTGGGAGAGCATCTGCTCTATAACCTGCAACCTTTGGGCGTAGACATCTCGGAGTCTGTTGGCTTCCTCTATCCGTTGCCGTTCAGCCTCTACAAACTTGCGCTGTTCCGCAACTTCCTGAGTCTTCCTAGTATAGTCAGCAGTCCGCGAATATCCTTTGAGTAGCTCGTCAAGCGGAACCTCAACCTCGTCCTTGCCTACCTTTACGCGGTAGGTGGGGGTCTGCTCCTGCTCTTCTTCTTCCCCGTACTCTTCCTGCTCTTCGCTTTCGATCTCCTGTTCTTCCGCAACCTCTGGTTCGCCTTGCGGCTCCTCTGGTTCCATTAGACTCAGGAAAGCTCCGGCTGCATCGCCGACTGTCTTAACACTCCCCTCTGGGTTGGTGTCCATACTTTCTCCTTAAAAAATCTTCCAGCGCTTCTTGTCTATTTCGGTCTGTGCCGCTATAGATTCGAGTGACGCTATAAATTCTGCTATTGCCCTGTGCTTCATAAGACTGCGTTCCCGCAGGTCTACATCCGTCTCAGGACTGTTGATAATGTTGTAAATATACAACTCTTGTTGTTCTTTTACAAGTTCTTGGAAAAACTCGTCGTTCAGTAGGGTTCTAGCCCTCTCTGCTTTGTTCAAATGCGTCGCTCTCCTGGGATTTCCACATTGCCTGTGATTTCGGCCCCGACCTTGGCTGCTTTCATTTGAGACTCAGCTTGGAACTCCGCAATCTTTAACTGTAGGTTGGCCTCTGCCTTCTCTCGGGCTAACTGTATCTCTGCCGCAGCCTTTTCCCTAGCCAACTGTATGTCTGCCTGGGCTTTCATTTGCTGGACTTGTATGTCGGCCTGCGCCTTGGCCTGCGCCGCTTGAACCTGGGCCATTACTACTTGAACTTCTGGGCTTGCCTGCGGCTGCTGCGCCTGCGCTGCCATCTGCTGTTCTGTTTCTGGAGTGATGTCCTTAAAGAACTCTGCGGAATCAACAAAACCAGCAGCTTCGACAAACCTGCCAAGCGCGGATCTATATTGAGAGAGGCCAACCAACGGGCCACTAACTCCTTGCGTTCCAAGTAGCTGCTCCTGTTTTTGTAGCACCGCAGACAGCATGGTCAACTGTTGCTCACGGGTTCCAGTTCCAAGGCCGACATTTATGTGAATATCGTATTGGTTCTTCCACTCCCTTGGATCTACAGATACATACTTGTTCCGCATCCGCACAACCCTGGGCTTGTCCTGATACTTACAAAGCAGGTGGAGAATCTTAATAAACATCTCCCGCACACCTGTTTCTGCAAATACTCGGGCGATTAGCTCGATCCTGCCTGCTGCGACATTTTGCATTGCCGCAACTGCTGCTGCCGTGGTGTTTTGCAGAATGTTGGCATCCAGTCCTTGACTGTTTTGATTTATGCCAGTGCGCTTCTGTTGTACCTGATCCATATACTCCAGCATGGGAAAACTCTGGTTTGCTACCGGAGCCACCGCAAGCTGAGTAACCGCCTGGGGATTCTTAACACGAACTACCCCGCCAGGTGTGACAGTTAGCAGGTCGTCTAAGTTCACCTGACCATCTACCGCAATTACTCGGGCATTGTTTGTCAGATACAGGTTATCCAAAATCTGACGGGTAATCGTGGACTTAATCAACTGTAAGTCCATCGTCCTATCAGCCAAGGAATGTCCGAAAAACTTGTGCGGCATCGGAATGGGGCAAATAGAACAGAATGGGTTGTAGTCTATCTCTTCGTCTTCCAGAATCTCGTTGCCTGCGTAGTAGACCTTCCGCAGTTCTGCGATGCCATCGCCGTCTGTGTCCACCCGAATGTAGCACTCGAATGTCTCTATCTCCTGCATGGCGGTGTTTATCGTCTCGCGGTCTAAAGGCTGCTCGCCCTCGCTATACCGCGCAACCCTCTCAGGCGTGAAGGTCAAATCCTCGTATGTCGGCAGGTTTTCCACCACATCCGCAGCGAAACCCATCGCTACCAGTTCTGAACGGCTTACCAGGCGACGATGGGCGCAGAAAGGTGTATCCCCTATCGTTCTAGCCTTCTTGCTGATAATGAACTCTTCTGGAGGCACGTTTTCTACCCGCACCTGCCCGTACTTTTGTACTTTCTTGACCTTGACGTTGTAGGCAAAGACAGGCTGCATCTGCACCGCAGGCTGGCCCATCTCGTCTAACATAGGTTGCCCCATCATATCCATCGCAGGAGTCGGAACCTCGCCGATCTGGATAGCTTCCTGCTCGACGATCTCTACAGACTCGTCTGCAAGCATGAGGGCGATTTCTTCCTCGTTTAGGTTCTCGTATTCCTCGGTCGTAATGTCTTTCTGGTTATCCCACCAGACCTTTACAATCCCGTTCTTCTGTAACAGTGCGTCTTTGAACCAAATGTTTAAGACGGAGAAACCTGGGTTGTCACGGTAGAACACCCAGTTTAGGTAGTCTGTTACCTGTTTGGCGACTTCCTCGTCTCCTGGGCCTTGTGGCTCCGCACGGACAATCTCGTCTCCTTGGGTAAACACCCGCAGCAAGGGAGGCAGCGCACCGTCTACAGCCTCCGCAACCTCGCCGGTAACGATCTGTGACCGCCCCTCTACCTCGTTGCCGTAAGGGTCACGGTTATAAAACTGCAAGGCTTTCCTGCGCTGCTCTGTAGTTTCGGTTTCGAGATACCCAAGAGCATTGTCAATTTCTGACTCAATGATCGCTTTTAGTTCGATTTCGGTCATCACACTATCCATTTAGTCGTAACGGTAAGAGGCTTTGCCCAGTTGCTATTTGTATCCATGCCGCAAGCCAAATAGCGGAAACTGTCGCTGCCGTGAGAAGCCCAGTCATGTAAAGGCTTGTCATAAAAAACATTTCGCTTCTCGTCATATTCCCGCCTGTAGTTTCTGAGACAATCCAAACCCTGTTTTACCTGCGGCATATTAAACCAGCACCTCGGGAGCAGCCTTCTCACGGCCTGTATGCCGTCATCCACTCCCAAGCGGGGTACTACTGTGCAATCCAATCCAGCCTCTCTGAGAACCTCTAGGCGGCTTCTACCAGTGCCTAGTTCTCTGACTTCCACATCGTGAGGCAGGAGCATCTGGGCCTTGTGCCAGTTCCTGTTTGTCAGTTCCCGCACATACCAGTCTAAACCTTGACCGTGGTTCTCGATATAGTCTAGAAGCCTGACTTCCTGGCCTGCGGCTTGAGCAATCCATATTGCCGTACTGTCGCCCACCCCCAAATCCCACGCCGCAAAGGTTTTACAGAGGTCGTCCCTTGGGATTTCCGCAAAATGGTTATCAGGGAGTTCGTTAAGAATTTCCCCGTAATAAGAGCCTTCCACCGGACTGTCGAAAGAACACTCAAACTCCTGAAAATACTTTTGATCCCCCATTTCTTTTCTTGCAGCCGCAAGCTCGGCTTCAGGCACGATGCTTGTTTCACTAGCCTTAAACTGTAGTAGCGCCCAGTTATCCTCCGTCTCAGCGCGGTCTCGTAGGTCTTTGAAATGGTTTGCTCCTTTGGGAGTTCCGATAAACATTGCCCAGCCCAAGCGATCCGTAAGAGCAGGACGAATAATCTCGTTCCAGACTTTAGGGTTCATATCCCCAACCTCATCCAGAACTACACCGTCTAGGTATATTCCTCTGAGACTGTCTGGGTTGTCCGCACCGTACAGGCTAACCCTTCTTCCGAAGAAGTCCACCCGCAACTCTGCAATGTTTGCGACCGCGTTTAACGGTCTCGTAAAGTGGGTCAAATAGTCGAAAGCGACTCTTTTGGCCTGGGTAAATGTCGGCGCGATATAGGCATAACGTGGAGACTCCCGTTCGCATTGCAGCGCACCTTTAATGAGGTGGTTGATTGCCGCAACAGTCTTGCCGAGACGACGATGGGCCACGCAGACAACAAATCGAGTTCTATCAGCAACCTCGTGAATTTCAAGCTGCGCCTCTCGTGGTTTGTACGGTATAACTATTTGTTGGACTGCCATCCGACCGCAATCTGTAGCGGGTTCTCCGCATCGCCGACAATCTTCTGTTCTATCGGAGCCAGCCTAGCGTAGAAACGGTAAAACTCGGTCTGGTTTCTGGGATCAGACTTGGCCCAATCAACCATAGCCTCTAAGCCGCCAAGTTCCTCGAACACCTCTACGATGTTCTCTTTCACCTGCTTGGGTATCTTGTTGGTAGCGCCTTTAGGTCTGCCTGCGCCTGCCCGAGAACCGCCCCAGGATGATTTTTGTTCCTCTAAATTTTCAAGTTCCATCTGTCCGAATCCTTCTCTGGTTGTTCGGTTGTTGCTATTTTACAACAGTTTAGAACTGTTCGTCTTCTTGCATCATTCCCGCACCAAGTAATCCTGTTCCTATCGCGGGTATTGCAAATAGTGGCTGGCCTTTAGTCGTGACTGATTCCCGCATCTGCGGAGTAATGTCCATCTGCCAGACTTCTACGCCGTCCATCTCGGTCTTGCCTACTTTAGCGTCAAACTTCTTGCCGAGTTTCTCTAGTGACTTGGGAAGGATGTTGTCGTAAAAGCCTTTCATTCCTTCACCGCCAATCCGCAAATCATCCCCAGAAAGGCGTTGCGTTTTACCTTGCTGGACGGTCATGACTTTTTCTGCGATTTCTTTACCAACCACATCCTCTAAAGCCTTGCCAGCAAACTCATCGTTTCTGACGATGCCATTCTCAACTTCAAGATTGAGTGTTTTGCCGCCAGCCACATCTACATCTACAAAGTATAGGTTTGGCACTTCCTCAACAGCCTCAACATCAATCTTGTTCACCTGCTTACTCAGGTCATACCGTTCTGCCTGTGTCTTGCCGGTAGTAAATGCGATCTTGTCATATCCCTTTTCTGAGGCTTCTTGTATTGCTCTCTTTAGGGTTAGTTCGTGCCAGGATGTCTTAAAGGGTGCGTTAGGCACTCCAGTTTGAAACTGGTTTGCAGACATAATTGCATCACGCATAGCCTGTTCACGGTTTAAGAAGCCGCTATGACGGCCTAAAAACTGTCCGGTATTTTTGTCAAATGCTTCGTAATACCCTGGGTAAACGCTTGGGTCTGCACCAGGTGGAATTTTTGACTCAATAAATTTAAGGTCAATTTGTTCAGGAGTTAAATCTTTTCCTCTTTGATACCCCTTCTTCCGCCCTGCCTGATGCCAGTCTGACTGTATTTCTTCTATGAACAGAGTCTTCTTCCCGTCTACTACTCTGTCGTTTACCCTCATGTGGGCTAGGATGTTTGGTTGGTCAAAGTGGGAAGAACGATATTCTGGGGTAGTTTCACCACGCAAACTTGCGTCATAACGACTTGCCAAGGCACGATATTCTGCGGTTTCTGCATCTGTTCTTGTCTTGTTAGACAACTCTGTAAGCCTACTTAAATCGGCTGGGTCAAATTCTGGATTTTTAGCTGGCAACGTCAGAAGAATCTCTCGGTAGTTCTCTCCACCTGGCAATTGCCAATTTGCGTATTTGGGCAAATTAGGCAAATTACCAAATGTTCCAGTTACATCATTCAAAACAACTTCTGCCCAGTCAGGGTTGTCTCCTAATTCTGGAAACCTTGTCGTAATTTCTTTATAAGCAGCATAATCATTGTCTAACGCTAATAGCGTAGCATTGTCAGCCATTCCTGCGTTTTGAGTAACAATTCTCATTACTTCTGGAGTTGCGTATTTACTCTGCGTGTTAATTGTTTCTGGTCTTCCTAGCCTCACCTCCCGCACATCTACTCTGTTGGCATTGAGGTAGTCTTGTATGTCAGCTTTGGTTACGGACTGTTTGCCGCGCAGAAAGGTGTCCAAACCAGTCCATTGGATTTCTTCTGGCTTTACTCCCGCAGACTTCTGAATCTGAGCCAAATACTGTTGGCCTGTTCCTTTGTTCTGCAAAGGCTGTACCGCAGCTTCTAACTGACTGTAAAAGCCTATGTCCGACCTTGGAACACTTGGAGTGGGGGCCAGATTAACCGCACCCACCGGCTGCGTTGTCTGTATCTCTCTTACTAAGTCCTGTATAGCCCGCGCAGAAGGTCTAGCCGCAGGTGCGGTAAACGGAACCATACCCGCAATGTCTGCTAGGTATTGCTTATCTGTTGTGATAGGAATACGGGACTGTTGTGGCATCCTGAACAGAGGATCACCGTAGGACATTTTCTCTACTGTTTCCGCAGAGGGAAGCATTAGCTGCCTGACCAGATTCATAACATTTAACTGTGGCGGGAGGAACTCTGGGGCAGCAGCCTGGCCCTCGGTCATGCGGAGCATATCCGCAAGCCTGCCTAACAGTCTGTTTTGCTCTGGTGCGCGTAGATCAGCCATTTACTTTGTCGCCTTGAGAATGAACAGACCGTTTGCCCACTTGTTTAGCAGAGGTCTTTTGTTTTCCTGTCATATCTGCAATCTCTACTTGCTCAGATACTTTTAAGCCCATAAAACCTTAAATCCGTATTAAGCGTAGAAAACTCACCCGCAATCCCTGTTGTGTCTAAATCCCCCGCTACTAGGTTCCTGTAATAGTCTCCGCAGAAGGGTGCATCCTGCGGGTTCGTGCGTGTCGTACCGTGTTCTGGCCTTCCTGTGGTCGCGCAGGTAAAGAATAACAACCCACCAGGCTTGAGCATCCGCACCATGTTTCTAAGCGTCTCTTGGTACGCAGGGTTATGCTCGAAACACTCGCAACTTAGAACTACATCGAAACTGTTATCAGGAAAGTCTAGGTCTTGCCCCGCACAAACTATGTCTACGCTTTCCCCTTCCCCTAGATCGCACCCCGCATAGTCGCAATCTGTGAAGAAGTCCCTAACAGTCCCGTTTATGTTTAGACTGCCTACTTCCAGCACCCTCTTGCCCGTGAAGAACGCGGGATGCTTTTCCTTTACCGCGGCAACAAAGTCTAGTTGTTCCCGATGACTCATCTACCATTTCGTCTTTAAGGCCCAAAACGCTGCGCTCATCTTGCCCTTGGCAATGTTAGCCGCGTGTCTGGCCTTAAATGACTTCCTGCGGGCCTTGTCTGCTTCTGACTCACCCTTCTTAGGTGGTGAGCCAGAAACGCCCTGTTGCCCGAAACGGATGGTTTTAACCTTATCGCCTTCTTTTGCTACAACAACATGGCTTTTAGTAGGATGGTTCGGAGTGCGTTTGGGTTTGTTATACCCCGCAACGCCTAGCCTCTCGAACAGTTTAGCTGCATCCCGTACCTTCATTTCTTCGCCCTGGCTCCAGCCATGTTTGCCACCAGGGAGGGGTAAGCACTGCCTGACTTTTTCGCAAAAGCCTTTGCCGCACGTTTCTGGTTTGGACTAAGTTCTTTCGGCTTACCTAATCCCTTGGGTCTGGGCTTTTCGTAGACTGGTTTCATTTGTACACGCTCCTGGCTAAGTTGTTGTCCGCACGCTTACGAATTAACTCCGCAATCTCAGGGTCGCCCTTTTGTTCCTCGGTCGGGAGGAATAGCGCCCGCTTTCTGTCTAGGCTCCCGTCTGGTTCTACGAGATAGTAGACCGCGATGCTGTTTCTCGTTACCCCCTCTGGGCAGGTTATGGGTTTTGGAAGTCCGTGCCATTGTCCCTTTGTCTCAAACAATACCGCACGATTGAACTTGCACCAGACCGACTCGGTAAACTGTTCTGGGTTCTCCCAGAATCCTAGTTCGCCGCCCCACTCTTGCTTCCAATTCGGGGTGAGATAGACGATTAGGTTTAGATACCTCTGGAGTTCTAGCTTGGGGTGAATGTCGTAGTCTAGGTGGACGTTTAACCGACCGCCCCGCGCATGACTGTGTAAGCCACCACCGTGCAGGCCATAATCTGCCCGTACACTTCCAAGTTCTGCACAAAACTCTGGGGCAAGTAGGTTAGAAATCGCTCTGTAAGTGGCTGGGCCAAATGCGTTCCAGTTGTTACAAGTCTTTTTAACCTCGATTGGATTGTTGTATTCATGCCAGACATCCGAGTTGAAATCTGGGAACTCCGCAGCGATCTCTTCCGCATTGGGAAAGAAGTTGTCTATAACAATCACTTATGTGTTTACAACCTTTATGTCTAAACAAACCCCCGCAGCTTCTTTGCCGTTTCTTTCTAAAATGTCCATTGCTTTGTGGAGGCTGGCCTCACACTTTTTTTTATTGGTAAACAGTTCATCTGCCTTCCAGAAAGCACACTCAGCCGCGCAGAAAAACACGACCGCGACCCAGAAACTCATTTCTTTTTCTCTGGTTTGCCTTTCATAGAACCTGTCTCTTTGACAAATTCCTTGGCAACCTTTTGCGGGATTCCGAGTTTCTGAGCCATTTTCCCGCTTGAAGCTGCGGCCTGCATAAACCTGTTCTGGGCTTTAGACACACTAGGCATTTTTACTCCTCTTCCCAAGCATCGCAGACGTTCTCTTTAGCGCACTTGAACTCGAACACACCGCAGAAAACCTCGTCTTTACCCAGGCCGCAGCCCTTTAGCTTCTCGCCGTACTCACAGTTCCCGCACTTCTTGGTTCCATCGCTTGGGCCATAGTTTGCGGTGAGAATAGCTTTCTGCTTGTTGCCCTTGTTGATGATCTCGTCTTCAGTAGCAAGCGGACACTCAGA